AATTAAAGGTAAAAATGAAATTTTTGACAAAAAAGATGAATCTGAAGTTGTTGATTCTAAAGTAGATGAAAAATAATTATAAAATAAATTCATTTTTATTTGATTTTCTTTACTTTTTTATGTATATTTGTCATATAAATAATAAAGTAAAATATATTGCGGGGTAGAGAAGTGGTTATCTCACAAGTTTCATAATCTTGAAATCGTCCGTTCGAATCGGACCCAGCGCAACAAAAAAGTATAAAAATAGGGCTGAGTTCGCCCAAATTAACTCTTGGTGAGAGAAGGATAGTAGTTCACTCGTTGAATCAAGAAAAAAATGTATTTATATAAAAATACGGAACTATAATTTTAATTGAAATGACAAAAATGCAAAACATACAACCGATACAGATAGTTCGCCCGCAAGATGGTCGAATTGGATTTGGTTATGTGTTAGTATAATAGCAGGAACAATATTTTATACTTTTTAAAACATAAACCCAGTCCTTTTCATTAAGGGCTGGGTTTTTTATTTTACATATATGTGCCTTTAGCTCAATTGGTCAGAGCATCCGACTCATAATCGGGAGGTAGGTGGATCATAACCATCAAGGCACACAAAAATATAACTACGTGTATAGGAGCATGGTTTATCTAGCGGCAATTGGAATGCCGAGTACGCAGGTTCGAATCCTGCCACGTAGACTAAATATTGACTTATGATGTAATTGGTTAGCATATAACACTTTGGATGTTATTGTTCTGGTTCAAATCCAGATAAGTCAGCTATTCGAACGTAATATATAACTATTACTTTATTTATACTTTCTGCAAATAAATAATAATAAATTGTATATGATGAAAAATTTATGGAATAACGATGATATTGATATTTTAATTAAAATGTATGAAAAATATGGAGCAAAATATTTATGTAATATTTTAAACAGATCAGAATCATCTATAATGAATAAAGCCCATAGTATTGGATTAAAATTTAAAAATATAAAACCAATATATTTTGAAGATAATTTAAAGAAAATTGTAAGTGAATCTATTAATTATTCTATGTGTTATGATAAATTGGGGGTTAAAAGAAGCGGAAGTAATTATTTAACTTTGAGAAAATATATAAAATTATATGATATAAATATTGATCATTTTGAAACGCAATATGATAGGTGTAAAAGAAGATTTACTGGAATTATACCACTATCCGATATATTAATAAATAGATCGAATTATAATAGAACTCAATTAAAAAAAAGGTTAATATCTAATGGATTATTAGAATATAAATGTGATTTATGTGGAAATGATGGATATTATAATAATAAAAAATTAACATTACAATTAGATCATATAAATGGAGTTAATAATGATAATAGAATGCATAATTTAAGAATATTATGTCCAAATTGTCATTCGCAAACTCATACATATGCTGGTAAAAATAATAGCAATGTAAATAATTGTATATGTGGATCTGTAATATTAAAATATTCAAAATTATGTAAGAAATGCGCACAAAAAAATCAAACAGATAGTCAGATACAATCCCATATGAATAACAGAAAAGTTAAAGATCGACCATCACTAGAAAATTTATTAATTGATGTAAAGGAACTTGGATATTGTGCAACTGGTAGAAAATATAATGTATCTGATAATTGTATAAGAAAATGGATTAAACAATATAATAAATAAAATATGCTCCTGTAGCGAAAATGAATTATCGCACTTGAATACGAATCAGGAGGTTGTAAGTTTGAATCTTACCAGGAGTACTAATTTAAATTCGTGATTCGCGATAATTTTTAAAAAGTCAATATTTATTTTCATATAAGTATTGACTTTTATATTTTAATATTGTATATTTGTGTTATAATTAAAATCATAATATAAATGAAAAACGAATCAAGTAAATTATTAAAAGATCAAATATTATTGATTGCCAAAGAATTTAATGATGATGAAATTAAATCTGTATTAAAATTTGATGCATTAAGTGAAGCTGAAAAAATAACAGGTAAATCATATAAAGAAGATAAAGAAACTGAATCTCTAGGATTTATGATGCATATTGAATCATCTAAAATAAAAAATGATATGCTTTCATATATGGATGATACATGTTTTAGTGAAACCGAATCAGAATATTTAAGAAAGGTAACTGAATTTGGATTTGAGTTAATAAAAAAGATATCATTTAAAGCAAAGGATTGGTATGATGAAAAAGTAAATGAACATTTTTATATAATGTTCCATGATGAATATTCTATTTTATTAACATGGGATACATTTCGTGGTGATAGAAACGGCGGAAATTTTTATTATAATTGGATTCCAAATAAAGATGATACTGGGCATTATACATCATCTGGAGGATATATATTTCATAAATTAAATGGAGATCGAAATAATTCATTTGGTTGTTTATTTAATTCTGATTTAACTCCACATATTATTTGTCCAGTTATGGCTGCTAGTGAGCCACAATATAAAGATTATGATAATTATGATGAATATAGTAAAATTAATAAAAAATGGTATGAATTTGTATATAAACCATATATTGAAAGTAGAAATTTAGTTACTATTTATAGTGGTCATCATGATTGTAGAGAAGCATTAAAATTTAATATCAATAATTTGGCACAACATGGAAAATTTGCCAAAGATTGGATCGAACAACCATTTTTATGGTTATTACATTATGGTGATAAATCTGATTCTGATAATTACAAAAAAATTAATAAAAAAAGGATTAATATGTTACCAGATGATATTAAAAATATAATAAAAACAAAAATATAAAATTAATGATTAACGAAATTTATATAAAACATAAAGAATACGATAAGTATGGATCTATTATAGATGGTATATTTTATACACATAAATGGATTAAACAGAATGAAGATTTATATAAAAAACGATTGGAATTTAATATTAAAAATCCTGATAAAATTAATAAAAAATCTTTATGTATTGGCGAATTCATACATAAAGATCCAATAATCGTAGATTCTGAATTTTTCAATTCTTATATGATTATTCCTAAATCGGAATATCTTAAATGCTTAATGTTGGATTATAATAAAATATAAAATTAATGATTATCTATTATGTTTAAAATACTTTTTTTAACTCTTTTGCACTTTAATATATATGCAGAATATAAAGAACGAAATAATATTTATATTGATTATGTAATCGCTGATAGTATAAAAATATCAGATATTGATACTAAAATTCGAGATAATAAATTTATTATAACTTTAGATGATAGCATTATAATGATATATGATATTTATCTAGTTGATGATGGAGTAATATTTGCTACATTTGGTGATAAAGAAGTATTGATATATGGTAATTCTAAACAAATATATATTGAATATAATGACGGATATATTACATTTATTCGAGATAAAACATATAAGTTGAATAATTATAATAATATAATAAAATAGATATTATGGAAAGTGATTTTAAATGGATTTGTCGTTATTCAAATGATGGTAAATCAGATAAACATGGTAGGTGGGCAAGATTGTGTTACTATAAGGGTAAATTATTTTGTTGGATAAATCGCGTTGATCATATTGATTATGGTAGATATTATTCAACTACTGATTTTTTTCCAACATTAAATTCTGATAATCCATGTTTAACTAAAGGTATTGATAAACGAGAATTTTCGATTATACAAAAAGAAGCTGAAGATAGAATTAATAAATTTATTAGTGAAATTATTGTGTAATTTACTTGACTTTACTATATTAATATATTATATTTGCTAAATAAAAAAAAATTACATATTATGGGGAAATTAAGTGAAAAGTTTGATAATTTTTTTGGATTAACTGAACATGATGTTAAAATTCCAACAGATAAAGAATTAGATTATGATACTGATCGATTAAATTATTATTTACGAGTATCATATCCTTTATTTACATCAATAACTAAAAGAAAATTAGGATTATATTTAAGATATAAATGGAGACGAGTTTTATTAAATATATTAAAATTGCTATTTTTTTGTTCTATTATATATTTTTCTTTTGATATTTATAATAGAATATATAAATCAAGTCATACTGAAGAATTAGAAAATAAGAAAATATCAATTATTCATGACTATCTTATCAATAATCCAATACCAAAAGAAAATTTAGTATTTATGAATACAATTGCTAGATTGGAATCAAAGGATAAGTCATATTTGGCGGTTAATGGTCAATATTGGGGAAAATATCAAATGGGTAATTTAGCAAGAAAAGAAGTTGGTATTGGAGATATGACTAAGGATAAATTTCTAAATAATCAATATATTCAAGATTGGGCAGTAAATGAATATATAATGTCTCAATATAAATTACTTAAAAATACTATAATTAAATATAAAATTCCGCAAGTTGGTGGAATAGTTAGAGGAAATCAATTAATTACAATATCTGGACTTATTGCTGCTGCACATTTATCTGGGTGGGCACCGGTTAAATATTTTATAGAAAGTGATGGTAGAGATCTTATTGTAGATGGTAAAAATCTCAGTTATGATGGAAATAATGTTCATTTAACTAAATATTTACAATTAAATAACATTCCATTAAAATTAGATAACCAATAATAATATTAAATTTTATTAAATGAAAGTAAAACAAGAGCAACCAAACCAATACGATCTTGGAATTTTGATTGGGAGATTTCAAATTGATGAATTACATGATGAACATAAAAAGTTATTCGATGAAGTAATTAGTAGACATGATAAAGTGTTAGTATTTTTAGGTGTTCCTGAAACATTATCTACTAGAAAGAATCCACTTGATTTTGTAACTAGAAAATTTATGTTAGATGAATTATATGGTGATAAAATTACAGCTATATTACCAATTAGAGATCGTGAATCAGATGATGATTGGTCTAATGAACTTGATTATAAAATACGCGAAATATTTAAAGTAGAAAGTGTAGTTTTATATGGTTCTCGTGATTCATTTATTGATCATTATACTGGAAAATTTGACACATTAGAATTATTACCAGAACGATTTATATCAGCAACTGAAATACGTGATAAAATTAAGAATATAGTTCATAAGTGTAAAAAATTTAGATCCGGAATTATATACAGTGTATTTAATAGATTTCCGGTTGTTTATTCTACAGTTGATGTTGCAATTATGAATGATGATTATACTAGAATTCTTTTAGGAAGAAAACGTAATAAAAAAACATACTGTTTTATTGGTGGATTTGTTGACCCAACTGATACAAATTTAACACATGCTGTTAGGCGTGAAACTCATGAAGAAACTGGTCTGGAAATATGTGACGAACAATATATATGCAGTTGTAAAATTGATGATTGGCGATATAGAGGTGAGGAAGAATGTAGCATTATGACACATTTTCATACAGCAAAAGTCTTTTTTGGATCTGAAAAGGCAAATGATGATATTGAAGAAGTAAAATGGTTTTATATGAATGATTTAAAAAAAGAAACTATATCATATCAACATCATGTATTATATGATGCTTTAATTAAATACTTGGATAATAAATTTAGTGATGATTTAACAAAATATTCAAAATAATAAAAAATATTAAATTATGAATAATAAAATTTTAAACGCAAAAATAGTACTATATAAATTATTATTAGATGTTGACACTGATACGATTACTGATAATGAATTGGATATTTTGCTTTTATTATCAAAAGATGAACAAATACAACAATTATTAGATAAATATAAAGAATATTAAATTATGGAAAAAGAAGTAATATTACCAAAAAGAAAAATTCACAAAACGCCAAGATTATTGGTTGCTGATGCATATACTGTAGGATCAGATAAGTTTCAGAGTTTAGATGCAAAACAAAAATCAGTATATTATATAACATTTAGAAGAGAATTATTTAATATAAATGATACTTTATTCAATAAAGGTGATAATCGTATGATATTTGGTGGAATTCAAAGAATTCTAGAAAAATTATTTTATGAACCAATTACACATGAAGAAATTGATATATCAATTGAATTTCTTAGCACATTTAAAGTTACAAATAAAGGTTTATCTAAATATGAATGTCCGGAGCATTTGTGGAGAATAATAGTTGATGAATTTAATGGTAGACCACCAATTAAAATAACAGCTATGCCAGAAGGATCCGTTGTTTATCCAAATGAACCGGTTGTAATAATTGAAGCAACTGATAATAAATTTGGACATTTAATAGGAGAATTGGGTGCATGGTTTGAATCTAAATTATTACAAACGTGGGCTATATCAGAAAGGATAACAAGAAATGAGCATTGGTTATCTAAATTAGAGGGTATGGTTCGATCTATTGATCCATATTTAACTGAAGAAATGGTTTCATTTTTTGCATCTTTGATGTTAACTGATTTTGGTGATAGAGCTGGAATAACTTCAGAAGAATCAGAAGAATTGGGAATGGCTCATTTATACACATTCCCCGGAACAGATACGTGTAGTGGTGCATTTCAAGCATGGATGAATGCAAATAAAACACCAATTGGATCTTCCGTAAATGCATTAGCTCATAGAAATGTTCAAGCATATGAATTTGAAGGAGATTGTTATAAAGCAATTTATGATTCATGTGGAAATGATGAAATTATATCAATGGTAGCTGATTGTTATAGTTTTTATGATGCAGTTGATGATTATTTACTACCGTTAGCATTACGCAGTAAATATGAAAATAATGGAAAAATCGTTATTGCTAGACCAGATTCTGGTGATCCATTAGAACAAGTATTATATGTATGTAATTTAGCTGAAAAAAACGGATTGGTTACATATAGAGAAATTGATGGAAAAACTTGGAAATTTGCAACATATCTTAAATTTATTGAAGGTGATGGTATGACATATGATGTTATGTGGGATATAATCCAAGCATTAATTTCTGAAGGATTTGTACCATATAGCTTTGGTTTGTTTGGCGTTGGTGGTGGATTGCGTAATGAATTAAAACGTGACAATTTTTCTGCAAAATATGCATTATCATCAAAGGGATTAAATGATATTCCAGTTACTAAATTTTCAGAAACATTTGGAAAAACTACATTACCTGGTCCATTTAAAGTATTAAGATCAAAAATAGCATTAGATAAAAAACAAACTGTTGTCCATATTGATGAAGATGGTGAAGATGCAATGGTCGTTTATTTTGATGGTTCTAATATATATAAACCATTTGGTCCTGGACAAGATGATGATTTTTTAACTATAAGAAATAGAATTAAAACTCAATTTAATTCAATGCCATTAACATTAAAAACAAAAAATAATCATAATTATCCAGCAAGTGATAAAATATTAGAAATACGTAAATTGCTTTTGGAAAAATATGCACCAAATAAAGATAAAAATAATTACTAAAATGATACATAATATGGAGAAAGAAACGATTGTTGTAAATTTAATGGGAAATCCAGGTGCTGGAAAATCAACTATAATGGCACAAATATTTCAGAAATTGAAATGGATGAATATAGATTGTGAGATGTCACCAGAATTTGCTAAAAAACTTGTATGGGAGAATAGGAATGAAACACTTAGCGATCAATTATATATTTTCGCTAAACAAAATCATCAATTGGTAGTATTAAATAGTAAAGTTGATGTAATTATAACTGATAGTCCATTAATATTAAGCACGGTTTATCATAGAGTGCATCATAAAGATGAACCCGATTATATTTTAGAAACATTAGTGGAATCTACTTTTAATTCTTATAATAATATCAATTTTTTATTAAAAAGAACTAAACCATATAATCCAAATGGTAGAATGCAAACTGAGAATGATAGTAATCTATTATATGATGATATAAAAAATGTTCTTGATGAACACAATATTGATTATACTCAACTTGATGCAAATGACCAAACCTGTGATATTATAGTTAATGAAATTATTGAAAATCTTAAACATAATATATAATGAATAATAATATAAAAAATATACTTGATGAAATTGCATCAGAAAGTAGTACGAATGAAAAAATGAATATCCTTAGCAAATATAAGGATAATGAATTATTAAAAACTGTTCTTTATAAAGCATATTCAGGTCGAGTAAAGTTTTATATTAAACAAATACCGGAATATACGACATCTGATGAAATATATATTGATTTACAAACAGCAATTTCTATGCTTGATAATTTAAGTAACAGAACTTTTACTGGGACATCAGCAATTATGTATTTAGACGATATATTGACTAGAACTAATAAGGATGATGCAAAAGTAATTGAATATATTATTACAAAAAGTTGTAAACTTGGAATGGGTAGTAAAAATATCAATAAAGTTATTCCGGGATTGATTGAGAAGACAAGCTATATGGGCGCGAAAGCCTATAATCCAAAATTGATACGTAATATATTAACAAGATGTGGATATGCATTTGGTGACGTGAAGAAAGATGGTCGCTATTCAAATTGCATAATTCGTGGAGGTGAAGTTGAAATTGAATCTAGACAAGGTGAATCTGTTTTATTGGGAGATGCTTCATTTATTGAAGAATTAAAACGGTTTCCAGATTGTGTACTAAATGGTGAATTTACGATTGATAAAATGCCAAGATATATTTCAAACGGAATAATAATGTCATTGATTGATATTATTAAGAAATCTGATGGAATTCG